GCTGTTCGAAACGTGCCTTCATTGAACCGCCGGGCGATTGCATCCACAGCCCGGAACAAGTATTCCCTGGAGGAAGTTGGCGCTCAGATGGACAAAATCTTTCGACAGGTCGAAAATTTGAACCACAAAGGGTGGTATTCCACCGAACCGTCCCACGCGATCTGGTCTTAATACTATGAACTACTCAATCAGATTCACAGCCGAGCAACTTCAGTATGTCGTTAAGGTTCTTGAGCTTCGCCCCTTCAATGAAGTGGCCGCGCTACTCATGAGCATCAAGCAACAAGCGACTGATCCCAAGGCTCCCGATCCTAAAACTCCCGACAACGGCTAACACTAAGAGGCCACAATGCTCCCAATCACTCTTACCCAGACCGGCACAGGCTCATCGACAACTTACAACGTCAATAGCTTTGTATCAGGGGTCAATATCGGATTCGGGTGCATTGCCACCGGGACCGTGACGTATACCGTTCAGCACACGTTCGATGGAACCAACTGGTTCGATCATCCAGACGTTGCCTCTGAAACGACCAACGCCGATGGGAACTATGCTTTCCCGGTGGATCAGATTCGCGTCACCGTCACGGCGGGAACGGGATCGGTTGCCATGACGATCATTCAGGCGGGAGTCAACGCCTAATGGTTGGCGGGGGTTCAGTATCTGATTACGTTAATACGACCTCGGGGCTTGCTCAAGGCGTTACGGCGAAATATGGAGTGGGAGGGGCGGGCGTAGTGGCCCGTTCAGTAACGCCACCGCCTAGCGGATCATTCATCATCACGCTCTCTGGTGAGTTCATAACCACTGATTCCGGTGCTTATTTGGTGACAAGCTAATGACAGACACAACGATTTCAGCACTTCCGGCGGTCACCAACGTAGACCCGGCGGCAAATGTTCTTCCGATTGATTCTAGCGGAACCACTTCGAAAGCCACGCCGAATCAGATTGTCACTCCGGTCCTTGCGGCCCCTCCGGCCATTGGCGGTACGACTCCGAACACGGCGGTTTTCTCTCAGGTGAACCTGGGAACCGCAGAGGACATTATCTGGGGTGCTGGTCTTAACACGATCACAGCCAATGACGGTAGTGGATATTTCCTTAACACCGATGGTTCATTCATCATTCAGCAGCAGGGATCGGGGCTTCCTCCGGGACCGTTCTTCGCTGTCGATCAGTACGGATCATTGGGTCTGGGTACGCTGTTTGCGAACTACTACGGGACGCAAGCTCGCTGCATAACGCTGGATGGCTCTGATATCACTGACGGCGTTATAGACTTCAGAAACCAAGGCAATCAGGTTGGCAGCATCGAAGTTACTGATACTTCGTTCGGTATTCAGTCTAACAACGGTTTTATCAGCATCCGTTCTACGACCACTGGCTACATGGAAAACGTATACATTGGTTCAAAAACAGCGGCTCCTGCTAAATTTACAACGCTATCTGCAAGCACTTCAGTCAATTTCACCACGTCAGGAACCGTCACCATTGCTCCGACCGTAACCGGCACGATGGATGACATGGTGATTGGCTCCATTACGCCAAATCAGGGTTACTTTGACAAGGCCCTCTCGATCACTAATGCAGACGGTTCAACCCCCGCAAGGCAGTTTACGATTGCTGGCAACGGCGCAACCGGATCAGGACAGCTTGCGGTCACGGTAAACAACGCCGCCGGGGTGATTAACTTAACGCCTACCGTGGTAGGTGGTGGCGTTCTCGATGGAACCATCATCATCAACATGGGTGATGCCACGGTATCGAATTGGTTTTTTTCGGGGGGTGACTTGTTCACCAGTCAGGGAACAGCCGACATGACCAATGGATTCCTATGGATTCCAGCCGCCGCAGGAAACCCGACCGGAACGCCAACGTCCAACCCTGCCGGAACAGCGGCGCTTTACTTCAACCAATCAACCAACAAGATTTTTGCCTACAACCAGACCACTACATCTTGGAGTCAGTTGAATTGATGAAAGAATACCTCTGGGCTCGACTTGCGGAAACGTCGACATGGCGCGGGATTTTTCTCATGTTGTCGGCGTTTGGGGTTTACAGTTTTACCGACGATCAGAAATATGCCATTGAGGCATTGGCGGCGGCTTTGTTTGGGCTTAGTCACTTGCCTCCTGATCGGGTGTCCTTACCGACTCGAAACAAGGATCGATAGTCCTTACCCTTGGGTCGCAGATTGCACGACCACGCCGAGTGATGTTCTTAGCAAGAATGTCATCGACTTGATCTACAATCTCAATTTCAACATTCACTGCGAGTACGGTTATGACTATTCACGAAAGGATTTCTGCCCTGTTTCTGGAATTCGAGACTATCCTCCATTCATTGGCCAGTAGTGCGGCAGAAGTGGCCCCGGTGGCCGAAGCCATTGAAGCCGTAGCGGCTCCCGAAGATATCGCCCCGACTGAAGCGGCGGCGGCTGTAGCGGAAAAGGTAGCAGAAGAGACTCCGGCGGCTTAAAATCGCCTGTCTCTCCTTCAGAAGCCCCGGCTAATCACCGGGGTTTTTTTTGCAGTTAAAAACGCGCCTATCGAAAGTGGAATTTTCCGGGGTGCAAGTCTGAGCGCATCCCTCGGGCTTACGCTCCCACTTGTCCTTGGCCTTCCCTGCGGCATAGGTCTGATATTGCATATTGACCGGGTCATCGATTCCACCGCACTCAAGCGCACAGACATGATCGACAACGTATCCCTTGCGTCCATGCGGGTAGCCTTCCCTCACATCGAAGTGATGTTTCTGAGTCTGACTCCGACATGAGGCTTCCGTTATTTTGGGATCGAATGCCAATATAAATGCCAAAAACAGCGTCATGGGCACTAAATCAGCGGTTTTGTTAAGGTGTAGGTGCATTATTTGATGTTGTGGTGTTTTTCTGCCCAACGGATGCCAGAATTAAAACCAGTCACAAACTCTTGTCTGGTGAACGGGCAAAGCTCTCGGATTTCCTCCTCCGTCATCGGCTTCCTTGATGGCGAGGGTCTGGTGTAGAGGGGTTCAAACCCATCAGTTTTATGAAACGCTACTATCTGATCTCCATTAGGCGTTGTTCTCATCCACGCTACAGGCTTATCTGCTTCTGGCTCAACGTTCTCTGTTAGCCGTTCCAAAAGTTCAGCGGCATCAATAGAAACGGGATCGCCGTTTTCATATAACGCTTCAATTACCTTTTGAGCATATCCAGTAGGCTCCGCTTCTGTCTCGCCTTCGAGGAAAGCGCGGATTTCTTCAACCAACTCAGGATCGTATTCAATCCAATCAAGCGCCCGTCTCAGCAGTTCGGTTGCAGTACTCATGCCAACACCTCTTTAAACTTATCCCACCATTCGGATGCAGGGCGCACCCACACGTTGTCTATTGAGCCACGCTCACGGTAGACAATCACCACCTCTCCGGTTGCTTCCATCTTGGCAACCTCCAGCACTTGATAGACCTTACCGCTGTGGTGTCGATACAAGCCATCGGGTTTGGGGAGGATGTTTGTTTCGCTCATTCCATCCCCCTGCCAATCTCATGCTTTCTTTCTGCTTGCCGGAACCCTTCGGCAAAAGCGGCTAACTGACTATCCCCAACCGTAGTGCTGGTGTAGAAAGCATCAGCAATTTCTTCATCACTCATCGGCTTCCTTGCTGGCTCGGGTCTGGGTGGGTGGAGGTAGAGAGGAACCCAGAGTTGCGGATACTGCGCGTTGCTTGGGATTTCTAAGTTCACCGTCATTAACGGCTGTTTTCTCCCTGTGATGGCCGTATTTGGATGACCCCACGCCACAGGCTTATCAGCTTCTGGCTCGGCTTCGAGGAAAGCGCGGATATCTTCAGTTACTTTTGCGCTTTCTTTTGCCGATAAATCAAAATGCAAAGCCTCAAGCGCCCGTCTCAGCAGTTCGGTTGCGGTACTCATGCTTCCTCCCAAATACCAAGCGCCACATAAAGATCCTTCTTGCATTCGTATTCGGCAATGTCCTCGTGCAAACTGTCTCGGCCAAAGGCTGATTCAATCCTTGCATCTATGGTTGCTTTTACCCAACCCATCAGAGCTTCTATTTGTTTCTCGCTCATTCCATCCCCCTGCCAATCTCAGCGGCGGCTCTCACGATGGCTCTACGGGTTGCGGCGTAGGGGTCGTCGTTATGTTTTTCATATAGCCAAACGTCATACCCGTTTTCTGATGAATACCTAACCCCAGTAAACATTCCTTTTGTTGCGTCAACCAATAACCCCAACTTCACCGCAAGGCGCAGAGCGTCACCATCGTCGGTTAGGGGGTTCCAAGGATGCCAATCATCACCATCTGTTAATACCCAGAAGTATTCATCAATGCAGGTTCTTGTCTTGTCATACCCCGCCGCTTTCGCCGCGAGTTCTAGGAGTTCTTTGTCGCTCATACTTCCTCTTCCCATTCGATGCGGATGCAGGCGTTTCTCTTGATCCCCGCGTAGTTATCAGCAGACTCTTTGCTTGGATAAACGCAACAAGACACTTCCTCATTGGGATAAACATTCACCCACCCCTCTTTCTTCACGCGCTTGGGTTTGATGCGGTATTTGTAATCTTCATAAAATGCAGGTGGCACGTGAAGGGTACTAAGGGTTTCCCACGCTTCACTAACGTCACTCCAAAACTCAATCTCCTCACCCGCCGCCCACGCGACGATCACATCGTAGTGTTTGTGTTTAGTTCCCATTGGATTCCTCCAAGGCTTTCAGCGCGGCCCATAATGATTCAACCCATGCGTCACCTACAGCAGCATCTTCAGTAAAGCCGGGAAAATCTTCCATTATCTTTACCAACCCATCCACTAGGTCGGCTCGTACGTAAGCGGTATACCCACCTCCCATTGGCTCATCAAAACAACTGGCAAAACCAGATTCACCGACCATTTCTCCATCGACCCAAATCTTCTTCGGTGCGTTCATGCTCCGTGTTCCTCCCTCCACTGAGCAATCAAGCTCAAAATGGCAAGAACAGCCCATATAGAGGCAAACAATATATGGTCTGTCGATGCGTGAATTGTGGAAAATAACAATAGAATCCACGTTCTGGCTTCTTGGGTCATTCCTCCCTCCCCACCCCTGTGATAATGAACTCCACAAAGAACACCACGATGGCAAAGACGATCAGGATCGCGGCAAGGGATTTCATTGGGTCACCTTGTCGGCCCGAGCGATGGCATCAGCTTCGGTAAATTTCTCCGGAAAACGCTGATACAGCTTGGCAATGCAGGACAGCGCCGGGGCCTCCATCGGAAGGTTCAAGCGCCACATCAACATGGCAATGAACCAGAGACAATCTCCGGCTTCCTCGATGATGTTTTCAACGTCCAGCGGTTGGCCGTAAGCCACCCATCGTTTCACGGACGTAGCAAGCTCTCCGGCCTCTGACGCGATGCCCAAGGCGGCATGGATGATCTCCATTCCGATTTCTTCGTCGGTGTGAACTTCCTTGGCCGTTCTAAGGGCCTGTTGCTGAAACAGGTCGAAGGTGTAAACGGGTTCATTCTGTGGTGTCATTGGTGTTGTCATTGCTCTTCTCTCTTAATTCAAAACGCAGTTCTTTAATTTCAAGTTTCAATCTTCTAATTTCACGCTCCCGCGTAAGCCATACGAACTCACAATCGGACGCATTCATCCTCATCCTTGAATCCATTGGCAGGGAGTCCCACCAGTCCTTAAACTCCTGCAAAACGCTCATTGCTTGGTCATCCCCCGCGTATCAGGTGAAAAACAGGTATCCCGGATGTAGTGCATCATTTCAACGTACACATCGAAGTCGAGGTAAATGGTGTTTGAAGGATCGCCACCATTCTCTGTGGTCAGCTTCAGAACGCCATTGGTTAACTCAATGTAAACGCTGTCTCCGAGATAGGTTTTGTTCATGGTCTTACTGTAAGGGAGGCCCCGTTGCTACCGTCCACTAGAGTCCTGATCGCAGGGTTCATGTGTACCGGGGCCATAATCGTTAAACGCCGTGTTCTTCCCATGTGCGATAGCTGGCGCATTCCTCGCGGCATTCGGATTGCCTGAAACAAGCATCACACGGTGGTGGATGATCGGCTGGCTTATTCGCCCGAGAATTCCGATCCCGATCCGTGAAGCGATCGCCATGGGAACTCACTTCTGAATCTCCTGGGCGGCCATCGCGTCTTCGTAATCCTGATTGCTGACGTAGGCGTAGGCGGTGAAGAGGATTACGGCGAGCAGGAATTTATACATCGTCATCACCTTTATAGCTGTAAATGTAGTCATACAGGCCATCCATATCGTCTTCGTTAATCAGCGGCAACACATCAACGCCCTTGTAGATGACTGCCGTGATATCCGCTTCATCATCACAGCCGGGATCGTCCCAAGTTGCGGGGTAGCCTTTGTCGAAGCTGAAATGGACTTCAACGGGAATGTCATTGAGGGGGATGGTTAGGGTGCATTGGCTCACTGTTCTTCCTCCCATTCGATGCGGATGCAGGCGTTTCTCTTGATCCCCGCGTAGTTATCAGCAGACTCTTTGCTTGGATAAACGCAACAAGACACTTCCTCATTGGGATAAACATTTACCCACCCCTCTTTCTTCACGGTCTTGGGTTTGATGCGGAAAGTTTCAAATTCATTTAATGGAGGACCGCACGTTGGTTTCCAAACGCCTAACGCTGTATGATATTCAATCTCCTCACCCGCCGCCCAAGCGACGATCACATCGTAGTGTTTGTGTCTTTTGTTCATAAATTCACCTCTGCATCCATATCCTCTGCCGTGAGCCAGCGTATAAACTCGGGAATTTGTTCTTCGGCATTTTTAAGCCAGCCGCATCCCATCCCTCTACGAAATGGAACCCTTCGGATTGTTGCCGTATTCTCTCCTGTTCTATGCAAATAATTGATTCCAAAAATTTCCGGGATTTCTTCCACCGGGCATCCGTATTGCTTGGATGCTAATTCTTCTGGTGTCATCACCGCACCCTCGCATAAGCCACACAGCGCGTCGATATGCCAAAGGGTTCAGCATCGACGCAAGTGAATTCAGAAGCCGTGATGGTGACGCTCTTAGGAGCCGACCAAGCCTTGTAGCTCAGGATACCGGCCCCTGCCAGTAGAACGATGATCCCGAATATGAAACCGGCTCTGGTGTCCAGAATCCAGCCGCCAAATTTATCAATTGCTTTCATTTTGTCTCTCCTTCAGTTTGTAATTTTTCAGCCAATCAAAGCCGCCAGAATCCGCAATGGGATGCAGATGGCCCAACCGATAACCTTGAACGGAAACAGGAACACAGCCCATGCCGCTTTGGTGATCTCGATCAGATAAAAGGTTTTTTCTAGTGACATGAACTTCTCCAAAATGATGCGCCATCCGTGGCGCGGGGATGATTACCTATGGGCGCTCATGCCATCTTTTGCTTTGATAAGCTGATTGCTTCTAGCATAGCGAGTCACCATTCCTTTTCCGCCCCGAAGGGTTAGGCCGTATCCCCAACAGTTACTAGAACCGTCTGAATAGTAAGCGTTAAGGTGCAAACCGATTGACTCCGAATGATGCAATTCAAGCCTTTCAAGTTTGAGTAAAATTTCCATTTGTCTCTCCGGTCTAGTGCCAAGGCCGAATTGCCTTAGCGTGGTGTCATTATAAAAAAATTTTACAAGCTATGTAAAGTCTTTTGTAAAAAAAATTTTATGCCCAAGATGGCAGAGACAGCGTGACCACTTCCTCCGGGTAGCCGGGCCAGTCATCCATTTCGACGCAGTGCTTGTAAAGGGCGAGATCACGCTTATAGAGGCTACGCCCCAGATCAAGGGCATCCTGATCTAGCTTGTAAATGCCCACCGCATACGGGTAGGTCTTTTCGACCGCAATGAAGATAAACTCAGGCACGAACAGCCCATTGGCTTCCAGAAGGTCCGTATAGATTGCCGCCTGAACGTGGTAGCGATATTCGGCCACTGACTTTGCAAACCCTCGCTTGCTGGCTGATCGAGTGGTTTTAAGATCAATCACTACGCCATCATCCCGAAGATAATCACAGCGTCCACGAGTAGCGACTTCATTCAAGACCGCATCGAAGGAAACCTCCGCATGACCTCCTGAGATCAGTTCTAAGGCCGTGACATTGCTTCGGACTGATAAAGCCATACCGCTGACCAGTTCGTACTGTGACGCGCTCAAAATTTGCTTTCCTGATGCTTCTAGATCGGCAAAGACAGCTTTCCCTTCCTTGGTGCGTCGGTCCATGCCATCAGGGGCCACGATATATTCCTGCTCAAACTTCTCAGGCTCTAGCGTCAGGGTATGGGTTGCTGATCCAATGACCAGTTCCTCCGCTGGTAGCGGAGGTCTGTTCTTGTAAGCCAGAAATAAGGCGGGAAATTTGGCGATTTTGTCCAAGCCACTTTTTGAGATTTCAGGCCGAGAATGATATTCAGCGGCTGGTAAGTCGTAATAAATAGTCATGGCTCACCACGGAATGTCATCGTTGAAGTCATTGCTCTGCGGAGCAACATTTCCGTTTTGACGGGGCGGTTGAGCGTTCCTGTCTCGGGGCTCGTAAAAGTTCACAAAGAACGATGACCTGTCACTCGGAACACCGGCAGGGTTGAAGGTTTTCTTCATGATGGCGTATAAGCCCTTCTGTCCTTGGAACACGGTTCCGATGGTTTCGTACTCGCGTTTCTGGTTCCCTTGTTTGTCAACGTACTGCCCAGTTGTTACTACAAGGTCATACATTTTTTGATCGGCCATTTCTTAATCCTCTACATTGGTTAGCGCAGATGCGCGGGTTTTTGCCAGATCAACAACTTCATTGTTGAACTTTGCGAGTCCGTACAGCTTGGCCCACTCTCTAGCCGGGTCCAGAACCTTTCGGAGTTCGTCAGTTGATTTAGCCGCCTCAATCGCTTGGCTAATCTCGAATCGTTTTGCCTCAATTTCCTCCGAGCTTGGCTGTTTGATTGCTTTGGGGGGAGCCTTGGTTGCGGCATTGCCATCGTCATCTTCGGGAGCGATCCCACAAGCGGCCAGAAGGCTGTAGCGTCGAGCGTAGGTCAAAGCTGATCCGTACCCTTGAGCGTCATGCTTAGAAGCGGGAACGTGAAGGATTCCACCGGATAATTGTTCGCCTGACTCGTGGATAAAGATCGTTTCAACCATCACGCCATCAGTGCATCCGTGGGTCTTTTGAAGCAGGAAGATGCCCTCGTTGTTTAAAGCCTCCTTGACTGCATCAACGCACACATCGAGCGCGGCGTACTTGCTACGGAAATGCGGGTTATTGCTGGTCTTAGCGGCAGACTCAAAATTCTTTTGAGCCGCTACAAGTGCCTGATAAATGGTTTTAGAAGTCGCAGTCACGGATAGCCTCCTGTGCTTTGGAGTAGTTACGTCCCTCGATGGATTCCAGAACTGCAAAAATCTGGTCGAGGTCATGCTGTTGTTGTTCGCTTTCGGCGCGGATGGCCTTCAGCAGTCTTTGAATGTCGGCTACTTGTTGAGCCATAAACGGGGAAGCCTTCAGGGCATCAATGGCTAATGCGTCAAGCATCAGCATTGGTTCGTCCCAAAGCGAGAATTCAACCATCGTGTCTCTCCTGTTGTTTTAGGTGCAGGACCATTATAAAACAACTTTACAAATGTGGTAAACTTTTTTTATAATTCGCTGGACTTTTCAAGGAGACACTATGGAGCAACACACACAAGGCGCATTGATTGATGAAGCCGTTGACATTATTGGGGGCCGGAGGCTTGCCGCTGAAAAGCTAGGATGCTCTCGGGTTTTGGTGGGATTGATGGCAAATGGCAAGGCAACGATCACGGCAGAGACAGCCATGCTGATCCAGCTTGCAACCAAGCATCGGATCACCGCTGCAGAACTTAGGCCGGATTTACCGTGGAGGGAGATCAGGAAGTCGAAGAGGAAATAAAAAAATGGCCGCTGGAGGATGCGGCCGGAGGAGAGACAACACAGGATACCCCATGCACTATTACAAACTCAACATCCCAGATTGGAACCTCTCAACCTCTCACCTGACTCTGGAAGAGGAAGCGATCTACTTTCGCTTGGTCAATCACTATTACGACACCGAACAACCTTTTTCGGACCTTGAAATGGTCTTTAGACGGTTGCGGATCGTGAAGCAAACAGCGCAAGCCATGATGATCCTGCGCGAATTTTTCATTGAACAGGACGGGGAATGGCATCACATGAGGTGCGACAAGGAATTAGGGCTTTACCGGGAAACGAGAGAGCAACAAAGCAAAGCCGGAAAAGCATCAGCCGTTAAACGAGCGTTGAATGGAAAATCAACGACCGTTGAACGACCGTTGAACGAACCTTCAACGGAAAGCCAACGAACGGGCAACCAACTAATAACCATTAACCAAGAACCATTAACCATTAATCAAGAACCAGAAACCAAACGAAAAAACACAAAGGTTTTTTCGATAGACACCATGCTCGAAATCGGGCCGGAATTGGCCTTGGAGTTCATGAAGCACAGGAAAGCGGTTAAAGCCCCATTGTCGGCTATCGCTTGGGATCAATTCGTCAAAGAGGCGGGTAAGGCTGGATGGACCGTAGAGGAAGCGGTCAGGGAGTGTATCGGTCGAGGCTGGAAGTCATTCAAGGCTGAATGGGTTTCTGCGAAGGCTGTAGCTGCGCATGAGTACCAATCGAATCCATTTTCAGATTTCACGATAGAGGGGGAATGCTATGAATCAGAATGAGTTCAAGGTCTTTTCGGAAACGCTGACAGCGGCGTGGTCTTTTCATAAGCCCATTGGCCCTCAACAGGTGGCTATGGCGTTTGAATTGCTGAAGGGTTATCCGTTGGCGATTGTCATTGAAGGCATCAAGGCGCATTGCGTCGATCCTGTCCGGGGCCAGTTTCCACCAAAACCAGCCGATATCGTGGCCCAGATGGAAAAGTGGAAACCACAGCGCATATCCGCTGATGAAGCATGGACAATGGTCCCGGCTGACGAATCCGAAACTATCGTCTGGACCGATGAGATCGCAGAAGCTCACGCTATTGCGGCCAAAGAACATGACCGAGTAGCGGCTCGCATGGCATTCAAGTCGGCGTATGAGCGAATCGTTGAAAGAAACAAAGCCCGGAACATTTTCCCGAAATGGGTGATCTCGGAAGGATGGTGCGCTGAGAAGCGTTTTAAAGCCGTTACAGACGCTTTGAGGTTAGGGAGGCTGAACGAACAAGACGTAGATCAAAGATTCCTAGAATCGCCGCAGGGAAGCATTGCAGGGCTATTAGAAGCCCATTCCACATTCGATCCTGAAAAAGCCAAAGAGAATTTATGCAAACTGAAAAATCTACTTCAAAGGCAGGATGCAACTGTCGACTCGACCCTATCCAACCTAGAGGCTGGATCAGAGTTGGAGATCCCTGTCCCTACTGCAAGGCTTGGCATTTGAGCATCGTGTCTAGATCAATGGAACCATTGAGGGAATTTGGTTATGGACCTGAACGAGAAGTTGAAACGACTCAGACAGACAGTTGATGAAGGGAAAGTAAAACTGCATGAGGAAGCAGAGCGCAAGCGGCAAATTCTGAGGGCCGAAAAAGCGAGGGACTGGAACCGGATTCTTGAAAAAGAGCCCGAAGCGGCGGCATTTGTCACCGAAGTTGCCAAGGAATTTGGAAAGCCCGAGCGCGTTCTGATTGTGAATGAAACAGAAGTTCTATTGGACAGCAGAAAATATGATCCACTTTATGATTCAAATAAACGGCGAAGATAAGCGATTAAAGGCGTTGGAAGCCGTTTCTAAGGCCCATGAAGGCTTGATTCTGATAATGAAGGATTCCACTCGCACCTTGGATCAAAACGCCAAATTCCACGCGCTCTGCACCGATGCGGCCAAGACCATGACCTACATGGGCCGGGTTCTAACTTCCGATCAATGGAAGGTGCTGTTTATCTCTGGTCATGCCATAGCCACCAAGATCGGGGCTGACATGATTCCGGGCCTCGAAGGTGAATTTGTGAACCTCCGAGAGTCATCAGCGCAGATGGGCGTTAAACGCATGATTAGCCTGATCGAATACACCCAAGCGTACATAGACAGCCATGAAGAGTAAGCAGTATTTAGATTGGGTTGCCCAACAAAATTGCGTCTTGTGCGGGGCTTATGGGGTGCATTGCCACCATATCCGGGAAGGGCAGGGCATGGCGCAACGGGCATCAGATTTTCTGGCTATCCCGCTATGTCCTGACTGCCATCAAGGCCCGATGGGTATTCATGGAGACCGGACTATGCTTAGAATTCACAAGATGACCGAGTTGGACCTATTGGCAAAAACGATCCAGTTACTTTATGCGACGAGCAAGGGCAGATGACAATCAACCAGAGATAGTCAAGACGTTCAGAAGTCTGGGCTGGAAGGTAGCTCACACGCATACCGTGGGCAAAGGATTCCCGGATATTGTTTGCTCAAAGTCAGGCACCACGATCCTCGTAGAGATCAAGGACGGAAACAAGCCGCCATCAGCCCGGAAGCTGACCCCGGATGAATCCGAGTTCCACTCCACTTGGCAAGGTGCGCTTCATATTGTCGAAAGCGTGGATGATGTGTTTGAGCTTCATCGATCCCTTTTTGTTGACGCATAAAAAAGCCCCCGAAGGGGCTTCTGATTAGGTTTCTTCTGGTTCCACCAAGATCAGATCCATGTCTTTGTATTTCTCTCGGGTATCGTCATCAAACCCGAAAAAGCCTTCCTCTGAGTAAAGAAGGACTGATCCGTATTCGGAAACACAAATCACATTTTGGGGCGTGGAATGTTTGGATGTGAAAAATTCCATGATCCTGATGCCTGACTTGGTTTGAACGGGTACGCCCATTTGAGCTTCGACAAGATTGAACGGTTTCATTTTTGTTTCCAATCGTGTAGTGCGTGACATTGACCATCGGCAAAATAGTAGCCAGCAAGTGATGCCGGTTTTTCGGCTATGGGATAATCCTTAAAAAATTTATCCCGAGCTAACTGATAGCCCATTTCATCGATTTCTTTCATCTTGGCATCGTAGCCAGCATCAAAGTCTTTTTGATGCTCAGAGTGGAATGTTTCTCTCATGGTTCCTCCTTATGCCGCAATGCGCGGCTTGTTGGCTTTCCAAAACGCTGAATCCTTGTCGTTAAGCTGATTCCAGACCTTGCGATCAAAGTCATAGCCAACACCCGGATCAGCGTAGTAACTTCTTACAAAGGCTTCAGCACTCGCTCTACGTTCGTCGCTGATTTCATTGTGAACAAAGATAAATGAAACGGTCGGGCCGGTACGGTCATGATCGTAGACGTACATATCCTGCATACTGTCAAAATAGCCAGCCCGGAACTGTAGGCAGAAATCCTCGATCCGTTCGATGGTAGCGGGAAGCTGATCCTCAACATAAATGTCGATGCTGTTGCCGCCAGCATAGTTGCTGGACTTGATACGGTGTTTGATGCCGTTCTTCTTGAGTTCCTTACGAATGGTGGCGGCGGCGATTGCGGCTTCAGTTTTCATGGTGTCTCTCCGGTTAAGTCTTGGCGTTAGTGCCTTGGTGTAGTTGTATTGTAAAATAAATTTACAAGCAATGTAAAGCATTTTGATAAATTTTTTTTTATGATTTACAAATGCTTGATATGTAAATAGAATTTACTTGTCGGTGTTGAGCCCGATGACAGAGCCTAGATGATTGCTATCTTCCCGCCCCGATCCCTTGTGAGAGAGGGGGCTCAACCGGGGCGGTAGCAACCACCTAGGCTTTTTTATTGCTTGAAACACTGTCCAGCCCGATACGCTGGAAGTCCGAGAGGGTAGTGGCCCCTGCCTATCAAGAAAGTCACTTTGGTCGTAAGACTGCCGCGCTGAGTTGACCCGTTCCCGGCGCGTTATGTGTAGCCCTCTCAGCGCACATAGGAAAACAGGTAGCCCGATTTGAAGATTTGCCGGTGACACCAACCGTAAGCGTGGGAAGCGCAGGTGACCTGATAGACCGCGAGATGAGATGCCCTAACCCGAGTTCATGCTACACATGGACAATCATCAAGGTTAGATCAGCAGTAGGTAACTTCAAAAGGGATGGGATGGGCTATTGTCAAAAAAATGTTAAGATAAAAAAAATTACCTTACAAATTTATGGGAGGCAAAGCCTTGAAACACAAGCTGGAATATCTGTCAGTCAATGACCTGACTGCCTACGAAACCAATTCAAGGACTCACTCTCAAGAACAGATTGCCCAGATTGCCGCCAGCATCAACGAGTTCGGGTTTACCAATCCAGTCCTGATAGACCAAGACAACACCATCATTGCCGGTCACGGGCGCGTAGAAGCCGCAAAACAAATGGGGACAGATGAAGTTCCCTGCCTGCGCTTATCGCACCTTACAGAGGCCCAGAGAAAGGCTTACGTCATTGCAGATAACAAGCTGGCTCTGAATGCTGGCTGGGATGAAGGGTTGCTGAAATCAGAGATCGCAGAACTCAAAGAACTTGAATTTGATATTCGCTTGCTGGGTTTTGATGCAATCGAACTTGGGAAAATGTTTGATGAACCCGAAGTACCCGATCTCGATGAAGAAAACTACAGCGAAATCTTCAACATCATCGTTGAATGCAAAGACGAAGAAGAACAAGAAAGAATTTTTAATCGTCTGGACACGGAGGGATACAAATGCCGAGTTCAAAGTTTGTAATTGAAAGCCCCACATCAAATTCATTTAAGGCCAACAAGGTCAAATCAGCGTTTGATTTTGATGCCGATGTAGTACAAAAAGAATTTGACGTAAAGATTCCGATTGAAGGAAAAAAATGGAACGTGGGCCTGATTGTTGGTGCATCAGGAAGCGGCAAGACAACTATTGCTCGACGCTTATTTGAAGATTTCCTTTTTTTTGAAGGGTATGAATGGACCGGTCAATCCATCATTGATGATTTCGGAGATCATTCAGCAAAGGACATTACGGAAACGCTATGCAAAGTCGGTTTTGCTTCGCCCCCTGACTGGCTGAAACCGTTTCAAGTCCTATCAAACGGTCAAAAGATGCGAGCAGAACTCGCCAGATTGATCCTAACGAGCGAAAAGCCCTGCATCTATGATGAGTTCACCTCTGTCGTAGATCGCCAAGTAGCTTGCGTAGGATCTTCAGCAATTCAAAAATTTATCAGAAAACAGGATAAACAATTCATCGCCGTTACTTGTCACTATGACATTGAGGAATGGTTGGAGCCTGATTGGGTTTACAACTGCGACAAATCAGAATTTGTCTGGAGGGATCTTCGGCGCCCTGAAATTGTCTGCAACATCAGGAAAGCAGAACAACGTGAATGGAAGCAATTCATGGAGTTTCACTATTTGAGCCATGACCACAATATGGCGGCGCATAAATACATTTGCGAGATCAATGATCAACCCGTTGCGTGGTGTTCCGTCTTGCATTTTCCTCATCCTCATGTCAAAAACATGAAGCGCATTCATCGAATCGTGGTCAAACCTGATTATCAGGGCGTTGGATTGGGTAAACGATTTCTGACTGAAATAGCAAAAAAGTATAAAAAACAAGGATTTAGGGTATCTCTGGTCACAAGTTCACCTGCATTTGTGCATGGATTACAGCATGACAAAGCATGGGCAATGACAAGAAAGCCGGGGCGATGTTCAAAAACAGCAGAAACAGGTGCTTTGAAAGGATCAACATCCGATGCTCGATTAACTGCCACGTTTGAATTTAAGGCTATAAATGAGACTTTTTCGGGACTATAAAAATGACGATGGGAAGACCGCCCTTTGAACCTACAGCCGAACAACGCAAAACCGTTGAGGCTATGTCAGGCTATGGAGTGCCTTTAGCCCAGATAGCCGCATTGATTGGTGAGGGCGGGATTGACGAGGATACGCTCAGAAAACATTTCAAAAACGAGATTATTCAAGGCAAGGCCAAAGCCAATTCACAGGTAGGTCAGACCCTTTTCCAGAAAGCCAAGAAAGGTGATACAGCCGCCGCTATCTGGTGGTCCAAAACACAAATGGGATGGAAGGAAGCCAAAGATGATGTAGCGAATACTCACGTCATTCGGATCATCGATGAAACTCAACCCTCATCCGAAGGTGAAGAAGATCCCAATGTGGTGATGAGTGACTGAACAGGTCGTTGTCCTGCCCGCGCTTCATCCGGGCCAAAGGACCATCATCAACAATGCCGCAAGGTTCAATCACGTTTGCTGTGGGCGGCGATGGGGCAAGACCTTCATGCTCAATCGGATGGCCTCTCATTTGGCCGCCAACGGTATGAAAGTTGGCATCTTCACGCCAAGCTACAAATACCAATCGGAAATCTACCGGGAAGTCCATTCGACTCTTCGCGCCGTAAAAGCCGAATCAAACAAAACAGAGGGAATCATCCGAACCATCACCGGGGGCCAAGTTGATTTCTGGTCACTCGAAAACCCCGAGGCCGGACGTGGACGCAAATATCATCGGGTGCTGATCGATGAGGCATCCTTCGCAAAGGATATTGAAATGCAAACCACATGGGAACGAGCCATCGAGCCGACCTTGCTGGATTACACAGGCGATGCGTTCTCTTTCTCGACACCCAAGGGAGTCAACCCGGATAACTGGTTTTATCAAATCAGCTTATCGCCGCAGTGGAAGAAATTCAGGGCACCTACTTCGACGAATCCTTATCTCCCGGCGCACGAACTGGTCGATATCAAGCTCCGGTCACATCCTCAAGTGTGGCAACAGGAATACCTTGCTGAATTCGTAGATTGGTCCGGGGTCGCGTTCTTCCGAATCGATAACCTACTGAATGACAGCCAGCCTGTCCCGGATGACACGCGCATATTCGGGACCGTGTTCGCGGTGATTGATAGCGCCTTGAAATCAGGACAAGACCACGATGGAACCGCAGTGATCTATTGCGGGATGCAACCTCACTACATGGACCCCGATGGCCTTGCCCGGCTCATCATCTTCGATTGGGATATCAAGCAAATTGATGGTGATCTCCTGATCGGTTGGTATCCCGAAGTTCAGGAACGCCTCAATGCGATCTCGTTGCAGACTCAATCAGCCTTGGGCAATGTCGGGGCCTTCATTGAGGACAAGGGATCGGGTACGATTTTGCTTCAGCAAGCATTGCGTGGCGGCCTCAAGGCGCAGTCGATTGACAGTAAACTGACAGCCCTTGGAAAAGATGAGCGGGCAATGGCCGCGTCACCCTATGTTGCGGCGGGTCAGGTCAAGCTATCGAAACGGGCGCATGACAAAACAACATCCTTCAAGGGCGTTACCCGTAACCACCTATTGACTCAGGTGTTAGGATTCCGCTTGGCCGACAAG